CTATTTGTTTGGTTTAGTTATTTGGAGTACGAAATGAAAAAGCTAGTTTTATGTCTTGGTGTTGCTGCATCACTCTTGTCAGGCTGTGCGGACGATGCACAAGTGGCCTCACGTAATCTCAGCAAGGCTGCAGACAACTTCGAGGTGAACCGTAGGGTAGTGTTCTACAACGGAATCACCAGTGATTACCTTCTCTCGATTGAGGGTTTGTGTTCTATCGAACCAATCCAGAACCCCAGCCGAGTAGCTGTGATCTGCAAGGTGGGACCCACTGAATACAAAAAGCACTTCCTCGGCTTGTCCGACAATGTGACTTACTTTGTCGAGCAGTTGGAGCCTAACAAGGCCAGCACACACTTCTATCGTGTGACTTTCAAGCCTTCCACGATCATCCCAGATGTGCAGGTGCGATAATGAGTGATGGTGGAAAAGGCTCAGCGCCACGCCCTGTAGAAGTCCCACGGGACGAGTTCAACCGCCGCTGGGAGGAAACTTTCGGCAAACAGAAGGAGAAGCAATGAAGACAGTGAAAAACCTAAGCCCAGAAACTCAGAATTGGATGGAGTTTCTCGGAGAATTCGACATCACCATTCATGGACAGACGGTCAAAGGATACATGGATGGAGGGAAGGTGTACCTCACACCTAATGACCTTCGAGACCTAGCTAAGGCCTGCATTGATGTCGCTGGATATATGGAGGCTCCATGAAAACAGCACTCTTCCTAGAAGATACACCAGAAGGCCTCAAAACGAAGTTCGTATGGCAACCTAATGACTACCAGGACAACCCTGGAGAATCCATCTCGATGAACACAATGGCTAACCTCATCATGTTCATCAAAGACATGGACGAGCGTAAGCTCCTGAGGATCGTCAAAGAGGGTAGGGAGTCGGGGGAAACCTCGCCTAGACCCTAATCTGGAGCTTCAGATACGCATCACGGATGGCAGCGGACTCGGACTTGAATGGTCCGTCTTCGTCTGTCGCCACGATGCGTCCCTTGGCCTTCCTCACCCAATACCAGCCGCCATACCTCATGGGTTCACCTTCTAATCGGAGGGAGTTCCAGACCTTTGTGGTATGTCGCCCTGCAAAGAAAATTTCGACACCCGCTTTCTTCACGGACTGGATTATCTGTCCTGGTAGCCGCACCTTGCCCTCCACTTGGTTGCGCCTGTGGATTGGGGCGATTCTGGCAATGATTGTCAATTGGGGAGCATAGCTACAGCTAGGCCGTAGGACGCTTGCCAAATGGAAACTGTTGTTGACTGGAGTCTGGCCCTGTGGCAAATTCCTCCCGTCTAAACCACCAAATTGGATGGGAAGCTGTGACGTTGCAGGAAATCAATAAGTTCTTAGCTGCGGTCTCGGAAGTAGACTCTGAGATGCCACTGCAGCAAGTGAGATGTCTCTTCATAATCTCTGAGAGTGAAGAGGGGATGTCTCTTTCGGACATAGCCAAGAAGGCAGGTATAGGGTTGGCCACTGCCAGCCGCTATATTGGTGCTCTTGGCAAGCTCAACAGGAAACGAGAGGAGGGACTACAACTAATTGAGTCCTTTGAGGACCCAATGGAACGCCGAAAAAAGGTAATTAGACTTACAACGAAAGGCCGTGCGGCAGTTCGCCGCATCATAGGAGATTGAACGAAATGCCTATCTACCAGCGTGGAAGTGCGTGGCTTGTGTCTGTGGGTAGCGGGGACAACCGCTTCCGTCAGAGCTACAAGTCCAAGAACGAGGCTGAGATTGCAGAGCTGGAAGCACTGGCTCGAATCAAAGCCACAGGAAGCCCCCTAGAAGCCTCAGGAAGGCCTGCAAAACAGGGTGGTGGTACCCATACCCTTAAAGATGCCCACGACCTCACCTGGAGGCTCCGTTGGTCACAGGACAAACCTGCTGGCCAGAAGACTCATCAGGTGTTCTGTCGTGCCATCTTCCGTGAGTTCCCTGCAGATACTCCGCTCTCGGAGATCACCTTCGACTCTGTCCTAGAGGCAGTCGAGGCCTGGGAAGAGGAAGGCAATGGTGGTCAGACGGTCAACCACAAGGTGGGCCACCTGTCCGTCATGCTCAACACTGCCATGGAGAAAGGCTGGATCAATGCCATGCCCCGTCTACCTCGCAGGAAGCCTGGCAAGCACCGCCTGAGGTGGATGGACGAGGCTGAGGAGTCCAAGGCTCTGGCCCTGTGCCGTCAGCTTGGTCTGCATGACCTCCATGACCTGATCGTGGTGGCTGTGGACACAGGGTTCCGTAGGGGTGAGCTGTTGGGCCTCAGGCGCAATGACTTCGTCAACGGGATGATCCACCTGCACGAAGGTGAGACCAAGACGGACAAGGCTAGGGCTGTCCCAGCTACCCAGAGGGTGGCCGACATCCTGACCCGTAGGTCCAACCAGTTCAGGTTCTTTGACCTGACCATCCACCAGCTCAGGAAGCAGTGGTGGGACCTCAAGACAGCCATGGGGCTGGAGGATGACCCTCAGTTCTGCGTCCATATGCTGAGACACACCTGTGCCTCTCGTATGGTCCAGCGTCAGGTCGATCTACCCGTGGTTCAGGCATGGATGGGACACGCCAACATCCAGACCACCATGCGTTACGCCCACCTGGCACCCAACAGTCTTCAGCGTGGCCGTGAGGCACTGGAGCAAGTAAAGGTTCAACCCCAACTGATGGTGGTCAACGGCTGAAAATCAATGTGTCACAGGCCATTGAGCTGTGACAGATACGGTCAGATTTTCTGATACTGTGACAACCTAAGGTGTTGATTTTCCTACTTAGCCTCAGCTTGAGGTGCTAGTGGGGTAACTCCCGTGGAGGTTCGAGTCCTCTTGACCGCACCATAGGTTCACAGCAGAGCTGCGTTGGGAACTCCCTGAGAAATCAGGGGGTTCTCTTCGTATTTAAGACAATGGTTGCCATATGGGAATCATCACCAATATAGAAAGGTTTCATCAAGACAAGTATGTGACAACAATAGTGTCACAAGCAGTGACAAACACACAGACACAAGACAATGGTTGTAGATAGACAACTGTTGACCGACCCACATTTGGATTACCAATCTCTAAGATGACTTAAAGTTGTCTCTGAGTCTCTTCTCTAGGTTATATATTAAAAGATATATACCTATAGTTACCACTACAAGGAACTTAAACATGAACGCTATGACTCCTCAAGAAGACCTTATGTCTCTTCAGATTCAACTTGAAGAACAGATGACACAGCGGGGTGCTGAAAAATACCTCCGAGATGTCTCCAAGGCCATCCAATCTGGCCGTGAGGAATCAACCAGCTACGGCACCACTATCCTGTCTCGCAGGGTCGAGGTGCTCTCAAAGGCTATCGCTGAGTGGCTCGAAGCCACAGGCAAGGGAAGGGCTGGCAACAATGCCACAGCCTACAAGAAGGTGAAGGACGCAAGCCCAGACCTCCTGGCCTTCCTGACCCTCAAGGCTGTCCTGTCGGGAATCAGCAGCACCCGTACCGTCCAGTTCGTAGCCGTGACCATCGGCACCTTCATCGAGGACGAGCTGCGCTATGCGGTGATCCGAGAGAACGAGCGCAAGCAGTACGAGAAGATCATCATCGGGGCCAAGAAGCGCACCACAGGCCACTACCGCCATATGTACGCCATCCGCCAGGCTGACCGCTTGAACGATGGCTGGCAGAAGTGGACACGGGTGGAGCGTCTCCATGTCGGCATCAAGATGCTGGACCTGCTCATGGCCCATGTCGGTCTGGTCGAGCTGACCCACCAGAAGGTGGACAAGGACCAGTCCCTCAAGTACGTGCGTCCCCTGCCTGACACCCTGGCCTGGATCGAGCAGAAGAACGAGGTCACCCAGTACCTGCGTCCTGTCTACGAACCCATGGTGGTGCAGCCCCGTGACTGGACCACACCGTTCGATGGTGGGTACATCTCGTCCAACATCAAGCCCTTGAAATTGGTCAAGTCCAAGAACAAGGCCTACATGGACGAGCTGAAGCATACGGATATGCCCATCGTCTATGAGGGGGTGAATGCCCTCCAGCGCACAGCCTGGCAGATCAACAGCCAGATTCTCGATGTGATGCAGCACCTGTGGGACACTGGTTCCACACTTGGAGGACTGCCTCCCCGTGACGGTCTCCCTCTCCCTGAGAAGCCACACGACATTGAGACCAACGAGGAAGCGAAACGAGAGTACCGCATCCAAGCAGCCAAGACCCATGTCCAGAACCTCACGATCCTGGGCAAGCGTATTGGGTTCAACATGGCCTTAGGGATAGCCAAGCGTTACGAGAAGTTCCGTAAGATATTCTTCCCGTACCAGCTCGATTTCCGTGGTCGTATCTACGCTGTCCCCCACCTGAATCCTCAGGGGTCTGACTATCAGAAGGCTTTGCTTCGCTTTGCGAACGGTAAGCCATTGGGAAGCGAAGGCTGGAAGTGGTTGGCAATCCACGGTGCCAACGTAGCAGGCTTTGACAAGGCCAGCTTTGAAGACCGTGTCAATTGGGTACAGGATAATGAAGATGAAATCATTGCTATTGCGCGAGACCCTTACCAACATCGAGGATGGTGTGGTTCGGTCGGACAAGTCGAGATCGACAAACCTTGGCAGTTCCTCGCCTTCTGCTTCGAGTGGGCAGGATTTGTTGAGTATGGTGAGTCGTTCGTATCAAAGCTGCCCGTGGCTATGGACGGTTCATGCTCTGGCATCCAGCATTTCAGTGCAATGCTGCGAGACGAGGTCGGCGGACGGGCAGTCAACCTGGCCCCTGCGGATCTACCTCAAGATGTTTATCAGCTCGTGGCCAACAAAGTTCTGGAGCAGGTCCATCATGACCTCGATCACGGGACGGAGGACGAACTCAAGCACACGGATGAAGGTGTGGCCTATGTGAAGCAAGGGACCAAAACCCTGGCCAAGCAGTGGCTCGACTTCGGGATCACCCGCAAGGTGACCAAGCGGTCCGTCATGACCCTGGCCTATGGCTCCAAGGAGTACGGCTTCAAGGAGCAGCTCATGGAGGACATCATCCGCCCAGCCAAGCAGTCTGGCAAAGCCTTCCCCTTCCAAGGTGACGGCTACCAGGGTGCCCAGTACATGGCCAAGGCTATCTGGGTGGCGGTGAACAAGGTGCTGGTCAAGGCTGGTGAGGCGATGAAGTGGCTGCAACACGCTGCCTCCCTCGCTGCCTCTGAGGAACTCCCTGTCCGCTGGACGACACCTGTCGGATTCCCTGTGGTGCAGGCCTACCCTGATATGGCCCTGTCTCGGATCAAGAGTTCTCTGGGTGGGTTCGTTGTGAAGTTCACGATGTACCAGGAGAAGGGCAACCTGGACCGCCGCAAGCAGTCCTCTGGTATCGCTCCTAACTTCGTCCACTCCTGTGATGCAGCCCACATGATGCTCACTGTGGTCCGTGCCAAGCAGGCTGGCGTAGACAACTTTGCCATGATCCACGACTCATTCGGGACCACAGCAGGGGATGTCGAGCAGCTCTACCACACGGTCCGTGAGGCCTTCATCGAGATGTATGACGAGGTGGATGTGATCGAGTCCTTCCGTGACGAGATGATCCAGCAACTCTCTGATGACAACATCGAGAAACTTGAGGACCTCCCACAGCGTGGCACTCTGGACCTGAGTAAGGTCATCGAGTCCCGCTATTGCTTTGCCTAAATGGTTGTCAGGTGGTGAACGTTGCCACCTGCCAACTTGATGGTTCCACAATTGGAACAACCAAAACTTTTTCAAAGGAATCCTATGTCCTCCAAGATTATCAACCTCCGCTGCATCACTGATGATGGCGGTGCTGTGGAGATCTCCCAGCGATACGAAGACGATTGCACCTGGCCTGCTATGGCATACCAGTTCTTCTGCTTCCTGAAAGCACAGGGCTACTACCTCGAAGATGAGGATGTAGGCGCTGACGTTGAAGCATTTTGTTTGTCTACTGAAAAAAAGGACCGTTGATGTATCGCATTGTTTTCCCAGACGGAACTTTCCGTACCGCCCACTCCATTGCCGAACGCAACGCAGTGATTGCTGAAATGAAAGAGGCTTACGCCGATTACTACAAGTGAATTATGAGTAAAGAAAAGAAACCCCGCTTCACGACCCCCAAGGGCACGGCACAGTACCCCTACTTGACCAAGCCCGACACGAAGTTCAATCCTGAAGGTGAGTACAAGGTCAAGCTAGAGCTTGATGCAGCAGACGCTGGTGAACTCATCTCCTTTTTGGATGAACAGGTCGAACTGTCCGTTGCTGCTGCAAAGAAGGACCCCAAGAACGCTGGCAAGAAGATCAAAGTGGGTGATGCCCCATACTCCGTGAATGAGGAGACAGGCAAGGCATCGTTCAACTTCAAGCTGAAGGCCAAGGTGACCACCAAGTCAGGTGAAACCTTCGAGCAGCGCCCCGCTATCTTTGATGCCAAGGGTAAGCCCATCACTGATGTCAACATTGGCGGTGGCTCCAAGGTCAAGGTGGCCTACGAGGTGGTACCTTTCTACACCGCTCTGGTGGGTGCCAGCATCTCTCTCCGCATGAAGGCTGTCCAGGTTATTGACCTGGTGGAATTCGCTGGCGGTGCAAGTGCCGAGGGCTATGGCTTCGGCGAAGAAGAAGGATACGAAGCAGAGGACAACTCTGCCGAAAGCAATGGCTTCAACAGCGAAAACGAAGAAGACAACAAGGACTTCTAAACGTTCGCTAACGACAAACCAGGTGGGACTCAAGTATGGGTTCCGCTCTGGTCTGGAAGAGTCAATAGCAGACAACCTCACATCGAAAGGTGTGGGGTTTTCTTTTGAGGAACTGGTTATCCCTTATGTGAAGCCAGAGAAACCCGCTAAGTACACCCCAGACTTTGTCTTAGAGAACGGAATAATTATCGAGAGCAAGGGCCGATTCCTCACAGAGGATCGTCAGAAACATTTGCTCGTTCAAAAACAACACCCTGAGTATGACATCAGGTTCGTCTTCAGTAACAGCAAGACCAAGATCAGCAAACGTAGCAAGACTACCTATGCAGATTGGTGCTTGAAACATGGCTTCATGTACGCTGACAAGACGATTCCAGATGCGTGGCTCAAGGAGAAACTATAATGGCATACGCATCCAATACAAAAGAACGTACCAGTACGGACTATATTGCGATTCACTGCTCCGCCACTGGCTCTAAGACAGACATTGGTGCCAAGGATATTGATCGCTGGCACCGTGCTAAGGGCTGGCGCTGCATCGGCTACCACTATGTGATCCGCCGTAACGGTACAGTCGAAGAGGGTCGTGACGAGAAGGTCATTGGTGCTCACGTAGAGAACTGGAACTCCAACTCTATAGGCATCTGCATGGTGGGTGGAGTCAACGCTGACGACATCAACAAGGCTGAAGACAACTTCACCAAGGAACAGTACGCATCCTTGAAGCAGCTTTTGGTAGACCTGAAGACTCGTTACCCCAAGGCCAAGATCCAGGGCCACCGAGATTTTCCTAAGGTTGCTAAGGCCTGCCCTTCCTTTGATGTGAAGACATGGCTCAAGTCTGTCGGTCTCTAAGGATTACATGAAACATATTGTCTGTTACTCGGGTGGGCACAGCTCCGCCCTCGTTGCTATTGAGGTAGCACGAAAGTTCGGTAGTGAAAATCTTATCCTCTTGAACCACGATATAAACCCTCGTGTGGAAGAGCAGGACATCAAGCGTTTCAAGAAAGAAGTTGCTGACTACCTGGGCGTACCAATCACATACGCCAACCACCCTGAGTGGGAGACTAAGGACCAGTTCGATGTTGTCGTTGATGCTGGAGCATTCAAGGTTGGTAACGGCACAGCCCTTTGTACGCACCGTCTGAAGACTGCACCATTCGAGCGTTGGCTTAAAGAGAACATCCCACAGAAGGACTGCGTGATCTACTACGGGTTCGATGACAACGAGATGGCTCGTGTCGCTCGCCGTAAGCAGATCCTAGGTGTGCAGGGCTATGTCTCTGACTACCCTCTGGCTCTCTGGGAAGACCGTACGATCTTCAGCACCAAGGAGATCGGCATCCTGCCGCCCAATACCTATGGCAAGTTCAAACACGCGAACTGCACAGGCTGTCTGAAGGCAGGCAAGCAGCACTGGTACTTGGTCTACCTCTACCGCCCAGACCTTTGGCAGAAAGCCAAGGATGCTGAGGAGGAGATTGGCTACTCCATCCTCCAGGAAGGCGAAATGAAGTCACTTGAACCGCTGTTCCAGCGAATGAAGGACGCAGGGATCGAGACAACTGAGCATGAGGACCCACGAACATTCTTTGCTCGTGTCCGAAAGACCTTGTCCATTCAGATCAAAACCGAGATGGACATCAAACCTTGCGAGTGTTTTGTTTGATGGTTCCACACATGGATAACTAACAGAAAGACTTATGGAAAAAGAAGAAAGCACATTCCTGCGACATATACCTTGTGAGAACTGCGGTTCTTCGGACGCCAATAGTTTGTATTCAGACAACCACCAATTCTGTTTCGCCTGTAACACTCATGTCAAAGGTGACGGTTCATGTACCGAAGTTCCTACGCAGAACGGAAAGAAAGCCTCAGGTCTAATCTCTGGCTCGTACCAAGACCTGATCAAACGAGGAATCCGAGAGGACACCTGCAGGAAATTTGGCTACCAGGTTGGAGAGTACCAGGATCGCGGGGGAAGAAACTATACTGTCCAGATTGCCCCGTACTACGATGCGAGTGGAACCCTTACTGCCCAAAAGATCCGTACCCCTAACAAGGATTTCTTTGTGCTGGGTAGTATCAACAATGCCCAGCTCTTTGGGGCACAACTGTGGAACTCAGGTAAGAAGATCGTTGTCACTGAAGGTGAGATCGACTGCCTGACTGTGAGCCAGGTGCAGGGTAACAAGTGGCCTGTGGTCTCAATTCCAACAGGGGCTAGCGGTGCCAAGAAGGCCATCCAAAAGAACCTGGAGTACCTCAACCAGTTTGAGGAAGTCATCTTCATGTTCGACCAGGACGAGCCTGGCAAGAAGGCTGCGGCTGAATGTGTGGAACTCTTTGAACCTGGCAAGGCGAAGATCGCCAGCCTCCCACTGAAGGACCCAAATGAATGTCTACAGAAGGGCAATCCTGAGGCAATTATCCAGTCGATCTGGAACGCGAAGGCGTATCGACCCGATGGTATTCTTTCGGGTGAGGATCTCTGGGAAGAAGTCTCCTCGAACGAAGTCGTGGAAGCCATCACGTATCCGTGGGCTGACCTTACCAACATCACGAAGGGTGCAAGAAAGGGTGAACTCGTTACCCTTACTGCTGGCAGTGGCATTGGTAAGTCGGCAATTGTTCGTGAGATCGCACATCATCTCATCAAGGCGGGTGAAACCGTTGGCATGATCATGCTAGAAGAGAACCCTAAGCGTACTGCTCTGGGTCTCATGGGTATTGAACTAAACAAACCGCTCCATTTGAGCAGAGAGGGTGTGGATGACAGTAATCTTCAGCAAGCGTTTAGATCGACTGTTGGATCTGGTCGCGTGTTTCTTTATAATCACTTTGGTTCCAGCGATATTGACAATCTTGTTTCAAGGGTCCGTTTTCTGGCTAGAGGTTGCGGCTGCGGCTGGATCATTCTGGATCATCTCTCTATCGTTGTGTCTGGTCTGGGGGACGGTGACGAACGCCGCCTAATCGACAACGCCATGACACTACTCCGTACCCTGGTCGAAGAGACAGGGGTAGGGATGTTCCTCGTGTCACACCTCAAGCGTCCTTCGGATGGCAAGGGGCATGAGGAGGGAGCCAAGACATCACTGTCCCAACTCCGTGGCTCACACTCAATTGCCCAGCTCAGTGACATGGTCATTGGCTTGGAGCGCAACCAACAGGGTGACAACCCCAACGTGACAACTCTGCGTGTCCTGAAGAACCGCTTTAGTGGTGAGACAGGGGAGGCGGGGTGCTTACTTTATGACAGAGAAACAGGACGACTGTCCGAAACAACAGGGGACTTTAAAGACGAGACTGGGCCAGAGTTCTGATCTCATTCTCTTGTTGGCCATTGTTGCTGACATCGTCCTAATCATCAACGCAATACATCATTGGTAGCTAAAGGAATTTTAATGAAAGTTGTTCTCAAGCCAAGCATAATTGATGAGATCTACAAGCGCATTCGCGATGCAGAGATGGGCCACCGCAAGGTCGATTACATCCTGGTGACTCCCGAAGAGTTCGATGAAATCCGTTATCAGGCTCGGCCAAACCTCTCACCTGTGGCCATGGATTACCGAAATCCTTTCGCTGAGGTCAGTTTTAAGACTGTCACTCTGACAGATCGAACTGATCCTTGCGGACCTAAGCGCACCTTTGCGTCCCACAACACCTTGTTTGGCTACCCCCTCTACGTTGTTCCCAACCATTTCAACTGAAAGAAATTCAATGACACAGAATCAGATTCTCCTCGCACATTTCAAGAAGGCCAAGAGCATTTCGCAGCGTGAAGCATTGGTGGATTATTCCATCCAGTCTTTGACTAAACGTATCAGCGAGCTCAAGGCCCAGGGTTACAACATTGAGACCCAGCACAAGAAGCACCCAGTGACTGGCCAGCGTTACGCTCGGTACGTCCTGAAGAAGTGAACATATAGGGCATCCTCGAAGGTCTCCTCCATGGGGTGCGAAAGCATTGCTTAGAACTTAGCCCACGGAGGGGAGTCGGTTTGATTCCGGCATTGTCCACCTATTAACAGCTACTCGAAGGGGAGAGCGTGGCACTTATATTCGATTTGGAAACAGATGGATTGCTGGATGAAGTAAGCAAGATACATTGTTTGGTTATCAAGAACACTGAAACTGGTGAGGTCCAAGAGTGCTCTGAAGAGTTCTGTAATATTCAGAGCGGACTTAGAGATCTGATGGGCGCGGACCTGATCGCTGGTCACAACATCATCAAGTACGACATCCCTGTCATCCAGAAACTCTACCCTTGGTTCAAGGTAGATACCGCCAAGGTCTTCGACACATTGGTTGCCACGCGACTGATCTGGGCAAACGTCAAAGAGACGGACAACGTCCTCCTCAAGCAGGAGAAACTCCCAGGGAAACTCTTCGGGTCACACTCACTGGCCGCATGGGGCTATCGCCTAGGCAACTACAAGGGTGACTACTCGGGTGGCTGGGAGACGTTCTCTCAGGAGATGCTCGACTACTGCGTCCAAGACGTAGAGGTCACTGCCACCCTGTTCGACAAGATCCAGGCAGAGAACTATGCCCAGCAAGCTCTGGACCTAGAGCATCAGATAGCATGGCTCATGGCCAAGCAGGAGCGTAATGGCTTCTGCTTCGATATGGCCAAGGCTGCTGAACTACTGGCTCGTTTGGTCCAACGCCGTGGGGAGCTGGAGAGGGAACTCCGTGACTACTTTGGGTCATGGGAGGTACAGCTCCCCGACTTCATACCTAAGGTCAACAACAAGACCCGTGGTTATGTGAAGGGTGTGCCAGTCAGGAAGAGTAAGGTGGTGGAGTTCAACCCATCATCCCGTGATCACATCGCAGACCGACTGATCAATCTCTATGGGTGGAAACCCAAGGACTTCACCGAAGGCGGCAAGCCTATGGTGGATGAAGTGGTGCTGGGGAAACTCAGCTACCCACCCTGCAAACAATTGACAGAGTACCTGTTGATCCAGAAGCGGATCTCCCAGCTCAATGAGGGGAACCAAGCCTGGATGAAATGTGAAAAGAATGGAAAGATTCATGGAAGTGTTAATCCAAATGGAGCGGTTACTGGACGGGCTACTCATGCTTACCCGAATATCTCTCAAGTGCCTGCTTCTGGTTCTCCTTATGGCAGTGACTGCCGTAGTCTTTTTACTGTGCCTAGCGGTTGGAAACTGGTGGGCGCAGATGCTTCTGGCTTAGAGCTGCGATGCCTAGCTCACTACATGGCGAAATGGGATGGAGGAAAGTATGGTGACATTGTCCTGGGTGGAGACATTCACACAGAGAATCAAAAAGCTGCTGGGCTTGAAACACGAAATCAAGCCAAGACTTTTATTTATGCCTTTCTCTACGGAGCAGGAGACGCCAAGATCGGCTCGATTGTTGGTGGAACTGCGAGTCACGGCAAGCAACTCAAGTCAAAGTTTCTACGTTCGCTGCCAGCCCTCGGACGACTTGTTGAAGCTGTCCAATCAGCTTCTAAGCGCGGCTATCTCCTCGGGTTGGACGGACGGCGAATTCATGTGCGAAGCTCACACGCCGCACTGAACACCCTACTGCAGGGTGCTGGTGCTGTAGTCTGTAAGCAGTGGCTGGTCCTCCTAGAGGAACACCTCTCGTCCAAGTTCAAGCATGGCTGGGATGGTGACTACGCCTTCTGTGCATGGTCTCATGATGAATGCCAGATTGCCTGCCGTACTCAAGAGGTTGCCGACTACATTGCCAAGGTAGCACCAGAGATGGTGACTGCTGCAGGTGATCACTTTGGATTCCGCTGTCGTCTCGATGGTGAGTCCAAGATGGGCACCACATGGGCTGACACCCATTGATCTATGAATCGCAACACATTCAACTCGATCCTCTACAAGGCTTACCTTCTGGGCATCTCTCTCCAATCGAACATCGCTCGTGAGTTCGACCAGGAGATTGCAGCTCTGGCAAGCCTTGGGTTGATCACAACTAAAGAAGCCCCCCACCAATACGGGCGCATTTGGCGAATAACGGAAGAGGGTCTGGGCCTCCTCCGTGAAGAAGGACTTCTATGAAACATGAAAAGCTGCGACCCGATGCAGTCCGAATCATGGGCCGTAACTACGTAGTTATCTATGAAGACGACTCCCTGTTGGGCACCGAGAACCTAGGTCTGTGTAACAACAGCCAGTGCGTCATCGTTGTCAAAGACGGTCAGCACCCAGTTGAAGAGGCAGACACGCTCCTCCACGAGATCTTCCATGCCGTCTGGTACTGCATGAGCATCTCCTCAGGTGGAGCTGCAGAGGAAGAAGTGGTTCGCCGTATGGCCTCAGGTATGCTGAGTGTCATCATGGATAACCCAGACCTCCTCAAGTATTTTCAAGCAATTCAGAACCCCAAACATTTGGTACTATAAATGAACATTACCGACATTGATGTAGAGTACATGGACCACATGGGTAGCGACCTCACCGTAGTGAACGCTGCTCGTGTTAGCTTCGACAAGGAGCACGAAGAGTTTGACCACGCCACTGACCGTGGTCTGATTAAGTACCTCGCCCGACACAACCACTGGTCCCCCTTTGCTCACTGCTCGGTAACGTTCCGTGTCAAGGCTCCGATCTTCGTGGCCCGTCAGCTCGTGAAGCATACCGTAGGTTTCTCCTGGAATGAGGTGAGCCGCCGCTATGTGGACAACCAGCCTGAGTTTTATTTCCCTCAGGCCTGGAGAGCACGAGCAGACAACGTGAAGCAGGGCAGCTCTGACACAGAGATCGCCTTCCTCACTGATCCTGCCAAGGTTCTCACGGCCTCTGCCCTGGCCACCTACAACCAGATGCTGAAGACAGGTGTCTGCCCTGAGCAGGCCCGTATGGTCCTCCCTCAGAACACCATGACCGAATGGATCTGGACTGGGACACTGTATGCCTGGGCACGTATGTGTCAGCTCCGCCTGGACTCCCATACCCAGCGTGAGACCCAGGTGGTTGCCGAGAAGGTTGCTACTCAGATGGGGGAACTCTTCCCTGTGTCCTGGGAATTTTTAATGAACATTGAACCAGAGAAGAAAGTATGCGCCCTACTAAAGTAGCCCTCATTGATGCAGACATCCTTGTCTACCAGGCCGCTGTTGTTTCTGAACAGGCCTATGACTGGGGCGATGGGATGTGGACCCTCCATGTCTTTGAGTCTGATGCCATCAAGGCATTCATGACCATCCTCAACAACATCCTTGAGAAGACCAAAGCTGACAGCTTCTACCTCATGTTCTCTGACTCTGAGAACTGGCGCAAGGATGTGCTGCCTACGTACAAGAGCAACCGTGCTGCTGTGCGTAAGCCTATGATCCTCAAGTTTCTCCGTGAGTGGGCACATGAGAAGTTCCCCTGCGTATCAATGCCATCCTTGGAAGGTGATGATGTGCTCGGTATCTGGATGACCCAGCCCTCAAAGCTGGAGCCTATCCGTGAGCTGATCCTGTGCTCCATCGACAAGGACTTCAAGACGATCCCAGGCAAGCACTACAACTTCAAGGCTGACCAGTTCTTCGAGATCACTGAGCATGAGGCTGACTGGTGGCACATGATGCAGACCCTCACGGGTGACACCACCGATGGCTACTCTGGTTGCCCAGGCTGTGGCCCTAAGACAGCCGAGAAGATTCTCCAGAAGGCGATGGACGAGGGTACCCCTTGGGCTAACCCTAAGCAGCTCCGAGAGATCTATTGGAAGCACGTTGTTGCTGCGTTTGATAAGGCTGGCTTTGGTGAAGAGGAAGCTCTCACCCAGGCCCGTGTTGCACGTATCCTCCGTAACGAGGACTACGACCACATAAATAAGAAAGTGATTTTATGGACACCGTAAACATTGGTGGGGTGGAGTATTGCTCCGTATCTGATCCAGGAAACAACCGTAGCTGTACGCCCTGCGTTGGCCTAACTGACTCGGAACTGTGTGGTAGGTTCGTTGTCGAGTGCCTCGAAAAGGAAATCTACTGGGTCCGCAAGGAAGACATCCAGAAGCAGGCAGAGCTGAACCAGTTCTTCGGCAAGTCCATGACTGAGCAGATCGAGATGTTCCCTGAGACACTCGCTGTCACTCAGGAAGAAGAGGAAGCCTGGCAGGTAGCCCAGAAGTCCGTGGCCACTGGTGTCACCGATGGTTCAAAGACTCACCGTCAGGTAGGTGGTTCACACTACTTCAACCCCATCCAACCCTGGGACATCATTCGTGCCTGGGAGTTGAACTATTGGGAAGGCAACATTGTCAAATATGTCTTGCGTCACAAGGGCAAGAATAAGGTCGAGGACTTGGAAAAGGCCCGACACTATCTCGACTACCTCATTGAGAATTACGATGAACTTTACCCAGTATCAAACTGAAGCTATGAGCTTTCGGCTCCGAACAGCCGATGACATCTATGCACTGATTAACTTGGCAGGGGAGGTGGGTGAACTCCTATCCCTAGAAGCCAAGGGTCGCCGTGATGGTTACAACCTCGCAGATCACAAAGAGAACCTCAAGAAGGAACTCGGAGATATCTTGTGGTGTGTTGCAGCTATCGCAGAAGACAACTGCATAGATCTTGAAGAGGTTGCTATTTGCAACATTGCTAAACTAAACAGCCGCAAGGCTAAAGGAACTATTCGTGGCTCAGGCGACAACCGCTAACCCCTCTCTCCGTGCCCAGCTCATTACCCGCCGTACATACAACCGTCCTCTCGATGACTCAGGTAAGACCTTCGAGACTTGGGAGCAGACGGTAGACCGTGTGATCCAACACCAATACTGGCTGTGGAAACGTGCAGACAGTATGTGCGATATAACACCTAGTTGCGCCAGTGAGTTGGAAGAACTCCGTCAGCTCATGTTAGAGCGCAAGGTCCTTATGTCTGGCCGTACCCTATGGCTGGGTGGTACCTCCGTGGCTCAGTCCCGTGAGGCGTCTCAATTCAATTGCTCATTTACAAATGTCGAAACTATTCAAGACTGCGTGGACATCTTGTGGCTCTTACTTCAGGGCTGTGGTGTTGGCTTCCATCCTGTGGTTGGTCAGCTCACTGGATTCCGCAAGCCACTTTCTGCAATCGAGGTTCAACGTTCGACCCGCACGGAAAAGGGTGGTCGTGAAGCGAATCAAGAAACCTGGGACCCAGAAACCAAAACCTGGACCATCTCAGTAGGCGACTCAGCCGAAGCCTGGGCCAAGTCCATTGGTAAGCTCCTGGCTCACCCACACCCAGCCGAGAAGCTGGTGTTGGACTTCTCTCAAATCCGCCCTGCAGGTGAACGCCTCAAGGGTTACGGCTGGATCTCTTCAGGTGATGCAGCTATTGCCAAAGCCTATGAATCAATTTGCACAATCCTTAATCGCCGTGCTGGGAGCCTCCTTACTCGTATTGACATACTTGATATTGTCAATTGGCTCGGCACTGTACTCAGCTCCAGACGCTCTGCGGAGATTGCTCTCTTTGCCTATGGTGAAGACGAGTGGCAAGAGTTCGCTGTAGCTAAGAAGGACTGGTGGGTTGCCAACATCCAACGTGCCCAGTCCAACAACTCATTGCTTTTCAAAACGAAGCCACAGCGTGAGGATCTCGAAGGGATCTTCAAGTTGATGGTGGAGTCTGGTGGTTCTGAGCCTGGCTTTATCAATGCCCAGACAGCTACCAAACGTGCCCCCTGGTTCAAAGGTTGCAACCCCTGTGCCGAGATCCTGTTGGGTAACAAATCATTCTGTAATCTTACTGAGGTTGATGTTGGCAAATTCAAAGGGAATTCTTCCGCTCTCCGAAGGGCAGTCCATCTTGCAGCACGAGCTAACTATCGGCAGACCTGTGTTGATCTCCGAGATGGTATCCTCCAAGAGGCTTGGCATCTCAACAACGAATTCCTACGACTTTGCGGGGTGGGCCTTACGGGTATCGTGCGGCGACCAGACCTGGGTAGTTATGACTACACGGACCTACAAAGAACAGCTACTTCAGGAGCTTACTCAATGGCTGATGAGCTTGGGTTACCGCGCCCGAAGAACGTCACGACCATCAAGCCCAGTGGGACACTATCGAAGATTATGGACACCACTGAAGGTGTTCACAAGCCGCTAGGCAAGTATGTCTTCAACAATGTCAATTTCTCTAAGCATGATCCTCTCGTCCCTCTATGTCGTGCTGCTGGCTATCGTGTATTCGATAACCCTACCGACACCGAGTCAGTCCTGATCACATTCCCTGTGAGCTGGGAAGGTGTGCCATTCGACAAGTTCGTCAAGGATGGCATCGAGATGGAGGTGAACCTTGAGTCAGCCGTTGGTCAGCTTGAGCGTTACAAGATGCTCATGGAGAACTGGTGCCAGCAGAACGTGTCAGCCACGATCTCGTACTCAGTGGATGAGGTTCCGGCCATCATCGACTGGTTGCTTGAGAACTGGAATGTGTACGTTGGTGTGAGCTTCCTGTTCCGCGCTGATCCCACAAAGACAGCTAAGGACCTGGGTTACAAGTACCTCCCCCAGGAGGTCGTGACCAAGGAAGCGTTTGATAAGTACAGCTCGTTCATTCAACCCCTAGAGATCGACCAGGCGAACAGCTTGGATGAGATCCAGGGTGAGGATTGTGCGACTGGAGCCTGTCCTATTCGATAAGGGTATGGGGGTGTAATACCCCCGTATTCCTTATGGTTGCCCAATTGGAAGACGTATGGATAACAATAAGTTCCCAAACATCTCTAAAGAATTACTCGATGAACTGGAAAAGCGTTTCCCTGATCGACTGCCACCGACCCCCGTTGAACTAGAGGATTACCTCTACCTTCAAGGTCAGATCGCGGTAGTTCGACTGCTACGCCACCAGTTCAATTTACAGAACCAAAACATTCTAGAGAACTGATATGTGCCTCTCATCCCCATCGAGCCCACCTCCAGCTCCACCACCCCCAGCTCCCGCAGCTCCTGCACCGCTGGCTACCGTGGCTCCCGCTGAGGGCAATAACCGCAAGGACGCATCGGCCCTCTCGGCCAACCGTGGTCGTGGTTCCCTCCGTATTGACCGTACCCAGCCCGACACAGGTTCTGCAGGTTCTGGTTTGAACATTCCTAGTTAAGGTATTCCATGGCTGAAGAGAAGAACGAAAAGGAGCAGGAACCATCTGCTGCTGGCCTATACGCCAAGCTAGAGTCGGATCGCTTTCCTTTCCTGAATAGGGCAAGGGAGTGCTCTAAGTACACTCTACCCACACTGGTGCCTCCCGCTGGGCACTCTAACGCTACCAAGTACTACACGCCCTTCCAGGCCGTTGGTGCTCGTGGCGTGAACAACCTGGCCTCGAAGCTCCTCCTCGCGCTTCTCCCTCCCAACTCTCCATTCTTCCGCCTCCAGATTGATGACTTCACTCTAGAGACCCTGACGAAACAGGAAGGTATGCGAGCGCAGGTAGAGGAAGGCCTGAACAAAATCGAACGTGCCGTCCAGTCCGAGATCGAGGCTGGTGCCATTCGTGTGTCTGCCTTTGAAGGCATGAAGCACTTGCTCGTCTCCGGTAACGCTCTCCTCTACACACCTGATGCAGGTGGTATGCGAGTGTTTCCCCTGGAGAAGTACGTGGTTCGCCGTGACCCCATGGGCAATGTGCTCGATGTGGTGGTCAAGGAGACCGTTGCTCCCTCTACACTCCCCGATGATGTCCAGGCTCTCCTGGGCTACAAGGAGGGTGAGAGTGAGGCTCAGAACCAGGACAAGAACGACAAGAACTGCGACATCTACACCCACGTCTACCGCGAGGAAGGCAAGTGGGAGGTGTATCAGGAGATCAAGGGACAGATCGTCCCTAAGTCCCAGGGCACATTCCCTCTCGACAAGACCCCATGGATCCCCGTTCGATTCACAAAGATCGACGGTGAGAACTATGGCCGTGGCTATGTTGAAGAGTACCTGGGTGACATCAAGTCCCTCGAAGGCCTCTCTCAGGCCATCGTTGAAGGCTCGGCTGCTGCAGCCAAGGTCCTGTTCCTCGTGAACCCCAATGGTACGACCAGCCAGCAATCCCTTGCTGAGGCTGATAACGGCTCCATCATCGAGGGTAACGAGCAGGATGTGAGTGTCCTCCAGCTCCAGAAGTACAACGACTTCCGTGTGGCCTTGGAGACGATCACTCGAATCGAAGAACGCCTGTCGTTCGCATTCCTGTTGAACTCCGCTGTCCAGCGCAATGGTGAGCGAGTTACAGCCGAAGAGATCCGCTACATGGCGGGTGAACTGGAATCAGCTCTCGGTGGTATCTACTCGATCCTCTCGCAGGAATTCCAGTTGCCTCTGGTCAACCGCATCATGTTCGCCATGGAGCGTAAGAAGAAGATGCCTACCCTGCCTAAGGGTACGGTCAAGCCTGTCATCGTTACGGGTATGGAAGCTCTTGGTCGTGGCAATGACATGAACAAGCTCCAGATGTTCTTCCAAGGTGCAGGTCTGATTGCTCAGCTCCCTCCTGAGATCAACAAGGATGACGCTCTGAAACGTCTCGGTACTTCTCTAGGTATCGACATGAAGGGTCTCGTGAAGTCCCCTGAGCAGATCCAGCAGGAACAGCAGCAGGCAATGATGATGCAGATGGCTCAGCAGTGTATGAACCCAGCAATTACACAAGCAGGCCAACTGATGAAACAGAAGATGGCCAACGATAATCAACCCCCAGAAGGAGCCGTGAATGGCTGATGCGAATCCCGCAATGAAAGTGGAAGCACCTAAGAAGTCCTCGAAAGAGGACAAGCCCGAGATCCAGTATTTCGGTGACGGTGCAGACAAAGTCAAATTTGAAGTTGATCCTAAAGCCAAGCTGATCCGTGTCTACGGTACCGGCATTGTGCTCGTGGACTATTAATACGGAAACACATGGTTGATACTGTAATTATTACAAGTGAAAACCCTGGTGCCCCTGAGGGTCACGACCAGAAGATGATCGATCTCGTGGACAAGGCTAACGCCGGTCCCGATGCTGATAACCTGGCTGACCCTCAGTCTTCTTCTGAGAGCCGCCCTGAGTGGCTCCCAGAGAAGTTCAAGTCACCCGAGGATATGGCCAAGGCCTACTCCGAGTTGGAGAGCAAGCTAGGTGGTAACAAGCCCACAGAGCAGAATGCTACTCCGAGTGACAACCAGGTCCCCGCGAACCCCCAGGCTGAGCTGCAGAAGCAGGGCCTGGATATGTCTGAGTTCTCTCAGGAGTTCGCCTCTAAGGGTGAGCTGTCTGCTGAGAGCTATGACCGCCTCTCCAAGGCTGGTTTCAACAAGGACATCGTAGACAACTATATCGCTGGCCAGCAGGCTCGTGCCGCCCAATTCGAGGGTGACATCAAGACTGAGGTTGGTGGTGGTGATCGCTACGATGAGATGGTTACGTGGGCTAAGGCCAACCTGACCCCCTCAGAGATCGCTGCGTACAACTCCGCGGTGTCCTCAGGTAACGCTGACCAGGCCAAGCTGGCTGCTCTGGGCCTCTCTGCCAAGTTCGGCAAGGCCGTGGGTAGTGAGCCTGAGCGTATGCTCGGTGGTGGTAAGGGCGGTTCCGTCGATGTCTTTGAGTCCACCGCACAGGTGACCAAGGCCATGGCTGACCCTCAGTACCGCAATGACCCAGCGTACCGCGCTAAGGTCCAGGCGAAGCTGTCTCGCTCCAACATTTTCTAAGGTGAACCGATGAACCCCCTTCTCCTAGGGGGTCTCTTCGATCTCGCAGGGAAGGTCTTTGACAAGATCTTTCCTGATCCACAGCAGGCTGCTCAGGCCAAGCTAAAGCTCTTTGAGCTGCAGCAGGCAGGGGAACTCAAAGTTCTGGAAGCTGAGACTGCTCTGGCCACTGGTCAGATGGAAATCAACAAGGTCGAAGCTGCCTCTGATAGTTTCTTCAAGTCAGGCTGGAGACCGGCTGTAGGATGGATCTGCGTATTCGGATTGTTTTACCAATTCGTGTTCCTCCCATTCGCAACCTTCTTCCTAGCCCTCTATGAGGTTCGTGCAGTTATGCCTGCCATGGACCTCAACACCCTTATGACCCTTCTCTTTGGCCTGCTTGGCCTAGGTGGATACCGTACCATCGAGAAGCTCAAGGGGCTTACAAAATAATATGACTCCAGCCTCTGTCCGTCCGAAAGATGATGGCCATGCTGGATGTCTTCTCTCGTCATAGAAGACGTTCCGCACTGCATCTCTATGCGGTGGAATTGCAATTCTTAGAACTGATTACACGACCTTTGCCTCCTGCGGGAGATAACTCTGCGTGATGTGTGTCTGGTTTCAAGGAGGTTGCACAACCTTTCTTCTAATCTACACGAGATATATTTATTATGGCTAACGCTACTCCTTCCCGTCTTGGTCAAGTCAACAACTCTGGTGACGCCAAGGCACTGTTTCTCAAAGTCTTCGCTGGTGAAGTGCTGACTGCTTTCAAAGAAGCTACTGTTACCGAAGACAAGTTCAATACCCGCACTATCGCTTCGGGTAAGTCTGCTCAGTTCCCTATCTTGGGTAAGATCTCTGCCGAGTACCACACTCCTGGTGCCGAGATCACTGGCCTGAACATGCCTGCTAACGAGCAGGTTATCACTATCGACAACCTGTTGATCAGCCATGCCTTCATCTCCAACATTGATGAAGCCATGAACCACTACGATGTGCGTGGTCCTTATGCTGACCAGATTGGTAAGGCTCTCGCCTACCAGATGGACAAGCACAAGCTCCAGCTCTTGGTGAACGCTGCTCGCGGTTCTAGCCCTGTGTCTGGCGAAGTTGGTGGTGGCTCTGTTACCTCTGCAACTCTCTTGACCGACACCACTGGTGAAGCTCTGGTTGCTGCGTTGTTCGCTGCTGCCCAGAAGTTGGACGAGAAGTACATCCCTGAAGAGGACCGTTGGGTCTTCTTGAACCCTGCTGCGTACTACATCTTGGCTCAGAACACCAAGATCATGAACCGCTTCTGGGGTGGTGAGGGTGAATACGCTGGTGCTAAGGTGTTGCGTGTTGCTGGTCTGAACGTTGTGAAGACTAACCACGCCCCATTCGGTACCACCATCGCTACTGGTACTGTGGCTTCTGGCTCTAACGACACTTACGCTGGTGTCTACACTAACACTGTTGGTGTTGTGTCTCACAAGGCTGCTATCGGCACTGTGAAGTTGATGGACCTGGCTATGGAAAGCCAGTACGACATCCGCCGTCAGGGTACTCTGATGGTTGCCAAGTATGCAATGGGACATGGGGTTTTGCGTCCAGCAGCTGCTGTGGAACTGAAGACTGCCTAATCTAGGCTAACCCAAAGGGGGATCTCATTAACTTGGGGTCCCCCTTTTTTTTCTTATGGATTTCTCATGGCTCTTTCAATGACCACAGAGCTTGATGCGGTAAACATCATGCTTGGTACGATTGGCGAATCTCCAATCAACTCTCTTGATGCAGCGACAGGTGTTGTCGATGCCGTCACAGCCCGTTCGATCTTGGCTGAAGTCTCTGTCCAGGTTCAGGAAGAGGGCTGGCATTTCAATACGGACTTTGAGTTCACCCTCACTCCAGCTAGTGACGGTTTCATTTACGTCCCAGGCAATGCTATCGAGGTCGATACAAGCGCCTACAGTCGGGACTACGATGTGGCCATCCGTGGCAATCGTCTCTATGACCGTAACGGCAAGACCTACACATTCACAGAGTCGCTCAAAGCTGACATTACGACTCTCCTAGAATTCAATGAGTTGCCTCAGGCAGCTCGTCATTACATTACAGTCCGTGCTGCTCGTGTCTTCCAGAACCGAGTGGTTGGCTCTCAGATTCTCCAGGCTTTCACTAGCCAGGACGAGGCTCTGGCTCTCCGAGCTATGAAGCGTTACGAGGCCCGTACTGCTGATTACAACATCCTCACCTCCAACTATGGAGTGATGAGAACCATTGATCGTTAATCATGCTAATCTCATCTTCAATTCCTAACTTTGTCAACGGTGTCTCTCAGCAACCCTTTACTCTTCGACTGAACTCTCAGGGCGAAGTCCAAGAGAATGGTCTCTCTACCGTATCTCAGGGGTTGAAGAAGAGACCCCCGACCCAGCACCTCAAGAAGATCCAGTCGACCCCTCTGGGTAACTGCTTCATCCATACGATCAACCGTGATGCCACGGAACGATACATCGCTGTGGTGACCAATGGTGATCTCAAGGTCTATGGTGTCGATGGTACCGAGAAGACCGTGGCCTTCCCCGATGGTAAGGGCTACCTCTCGGCCACCACCCCATCCACCTCGTTCTCCGCTGTCACAGTGGCTGACTACACGTTCCTCGTGAATAAGACGAAGGTAGTCACTACCGACAGCACCTTGACCACCTCTCGCCCCTATGAGGCCTTGGTGAACGTCAAGGCAGGTAACTATGGCAAGCCCTATCAGATCCTGATCAACGGTAGCCTAGCAGCCTCATACACCACGCCTAACGGTACTACCGCTGCTGATGCCCCGTACATCTCCACGGACTATATCGCTGTCCAGCTCTATAACAGTCTGGCTGCAAACGGCTACACCGCCTCTGGTTGGTCATGCTCAGTCTCTGGCTCCACGATCTACATCGTCAGGTCCGCATCGGACTTCTCGATCCAGGCACAGGATGGTTTCAACAACGGGGCCATGATCGCTGTGAAGGGCAAGCTGCAGAAGTTTGCTGACCTACCTCCCAACCCAGGGATTGACGGCTTCACGGTAGAGATCACAGGTACTGGCTCAGGTGAGACAGCCACCAGCCCATTCGACAGTTACTACGTGAAGTTTGTCACGGCCAACTCAGGAGCCTCTGTAGGCACCTGGCAGGAGAGCGCAGCTCCTGGGATCAAGAGCACGATCACCGCCACCACAATGCCCTTCATTCTCGTCCGTGAGTCTGACGGTACCTTCACATTCAAGAAGGCGTCATGGAAGATCCGTGTCGTAGGTGACGATGATTCCAACCCCTTCCCATCATTCGTGGGTAAGACGATCTCGGACATCTTCTTCTATCGCAACCGCCTTGGCCTCCTGTCGGACGAGGCAGTGATATTCTCTGAGGCTGGCGAGTACTACAACTTCATGCGTACCACTGTGACGCAGTTGTTGGACTCTGATCCCATTGATGTGAATGCAAGCCACACCAAGGTGTGCCTGCTGAAACACGCTGTGCCATTCAACAAGCAGCTCCTTCTGTTCTCTGAGCAGACCCAGTTCATTATCGAGCAGAACGATCTTCTGACTCCTAAGTCTATTGGTATCAAGGTAGCAACTGAGTTCCCTGCTAACGTTGTGGCCAAGCCTGTTGGCATTGGTAAGAACGTTTACTTCGCTGTGGACAAGAGTGAGTACTCCGCATTCCGTGAGTACTTCGCTGACCTGAACAACATCACAAACGACTCTCTGGACATCACTGGGCATATCCCCAAGTACATCCCTGGGAACGTCTACAAGATCACTGCAGCTCCCAACGAGGACATCCTTGCAGCTTTGTCTACCAATGATCCCAGCAGCTTGTATATCTACAAGTACTTCTGGGCCAACAATGACAAGCTCCAGTCGTCATGGTCGAAGTGGACCTTTGGGTCTGACTCTACGATCCTGAACGTGGACTTCATTGGTTCTGACATCTACCTGGTAATCAACCGTGCTGATGGTGTGTACCTTGAGAAGGCTACGGTATCTCTGGGCTACATCGGGCCAAGCGAACCGTACACCGTCCACCTTGATCGCAAGGTCCAGCTTACCAATGCAGCCATGAGCTACAGTGGTGGGTATACGACCATCAACCTGACAACTCTGGGATATACGCCTAGCACTGGTGACTACCAGCTCGTGGTCAAGACACACCCAAGCCTCAAGGCAGGGGAGGTGTACGATGTGATCTGGGATGGTACCAACGCTAAGGTGCAGGGTAATATCACTGGTGGCACATACACCTTCGGGCGTAAGTACGTCTTCACGTACACCCTCTCGACCATTGTGTTCCGTTCAGCTACACAAACCGGTGGCCAGAAGAGTGACACCGAAGGTCGCCTGCAGTTGCGTAAGGTTGCCTTTAACTACTCTGAGACTGGCTACTTCGATGCTCACGTTACCCCACAAGGCCGTGACACCTACTCGTATGTCTACTCAGGTAAGATCCTAGGTCAGGACTCTTCTACCATTGGTCGCTACAACATTAGCTCTGGACGATTCATCGTGCCAGTCGTTAGCCGAAACATCGGCACAAACATTACTATTTCAAATGACAGTCCCCTCCCAAGTACATTCCTCAGCGCAGACTGGGAAGGCTTCTACGTCAAACGTAGCAAGGCCGTCTAACATCGAGGTACGCCAGACAAACCTCAAGGACATCGCTGAGTTGACCGTGACCATGCGTCAGGAAGACAAGGATGAGATCTGGCATCTCGCTAGAGCCAATCCTGGCGATGCCCTAAGGGCTGGCTTCCTAGGTGGTGACTACTGCCGTACCGTCCTTCTGGATGGCCGTGTGGTCGCAATCTTCGGGGTTGGTGGCAAGAAGGGTGAGGTTGGTATCCCCTGGATGCTGGCCTCAGAGCTTCTCAAAGAGATCCGCAAGCCATTCCTCAGGGAGGCCAAGGTGTTTCTTGAGGAGATGTCTGAAGGCTATCCTCTCCTATTCAACATCGCCTGGACCCAGAACAAAGAACACATCCGCTGGCTAAAGTGGCTTGGGTTTGACTTTGGGTTCCCAGAGCAGATGGGACCAGACGGGGAATACTTCGTCAAATTTACAAAGGTGATTTAATATGTGTGATCCAACCACCGCCATGCTGGTAATCACAGCTGCCACCTCAGCTATCTCGATTGACGCCCAGCAGCAGCAGGTGAAATATACCAATGCTCAGAACGAACAGCAGTATAAGAACGCCATAGCTGCTCGGGACGCCAACATCAACCAGACAAATCTGGAGATGGTACAAGAGCGTGAAGGAACTATGCAGAAGCTGGAGCAAAACAACCTTAAGGCTGATGCTGCGAAGTCTACTGCTTTTACGGCTGCTGGAGAGAGTGGTATCAGCGGCTTGTCCGTTGGTTCATTACTGGACAGCATCTCTATGGATCAAAGCCGCTATAACACAGCCGTTGCCACCAACTATGATCGTAGTATGGGTGCAATTGAAACCCAGCGTCAGAACGCAAATACGAGCGCAGCCAACGTCATTGCTGGTATACGCACTCCCAATATGCCTGACTATGCTACAGCGGGTCTCCGTATTGGGGATTCGTATTTGAAGTATAGTGAAGCACATAAGTAATTAGGAATATATATGCCGAGAGTTCAGGTAGGGTATAACCCTGGTGCTGAGGCGCTACAAACTACGGCCTCACCTAACATTCAAACCCAGATTGTCCCTCAAGACCCTGGTTCCATCAAAGCCGTCCAGCTGGGAGCGATGTTTGCGAAAGCGCAACCAGTCATGGATCGCATGATGGAGGACTTTGAACGTAAGAGGATGCAGGAGCAGATCCTTAAGGAAGGCTTTTACAAAGAGCAGTTTACGAAGGATCAGCAGAGCGGTGCGGTTACGGCTGCTCAAGTTGGCCAACGGTTCCCTGAGACTGTGCCTATCGTCCGTGCCCGTGTGGCTGAGGGTGTAGGCCAGGAGCATGGTAAAACTGCTGTGCAGGGTGTGATTGATGAGATCAACAACAATGCGGATTTGATCAACGATTCCGCAAAACGTGATGCGTTCATCAAACAGAAGAAGACCGAGCTTCTCGCAGGTGCCGCAAAAGCGGACCCTGGTAACGAGTTCTATTTGTCTGGGTATTCCTCATCTATAGACCGAGAGTTGAACCAATGGCAGAACGGCTGGCAACGAAAGTCGGCTGAGTTCTACAAGGAAACGCAGGCCAAGGATTTTGGGAATAAGATTGTTGATGCAATGTCGGCACCAAATCCGAAGGAAGCCCTTGAGAAACTGGATGCTGAGTGGAAGGCTTCGTCCTCACTGAACAACATCGAGCGAAACAAACTGGTTGTGGATACATTCACAAAGCAGGCGTTTGGCTCACTGACTCCAGAGGTCCTCGATAGGATTCCTGACCGCTTCCTCAATGCGGAGACTAAGGCGCAGGTTCAGCAGGTCAAACTGCAGATCCAAGAAGCCCGTATGTCCACCATTCGGAATGCTCAGACGCTGACTAACTATCAGCGTGAGGAGGAGACTCGTAATGCCAAGCTGCAGATGATTCAGGATGTGGCCGCTGGCAAGCAGGTGAACCCTGCGATGTACCGAACAAACCCAGACGCCTTCAATTTCGCTTTGACGATGAAGGACACGGGTGTGGTCTCTGATGCTGTCAGCCAGGCCAACCTCCAGCGTGAGCGTTCCAAGATCCTCAGCACATCCACCGTGGGTGATCTTGATCAAAACAAAGCCATTGACGGCATCTTGGCCCGTAAGGACATCAACCCTAAAGAGAAAGCAGATCTCATCAAGGAGATACCTAAGCTGATCGAGGGTACGATTGCCATGAACGATGAGATGGTCAAGAGCGTCTACTCGACCCGTATTGGTCCCCAGCTTGAAGCTCTAGAGAAGTCAGCCAATCAGCGAATCCAGTCGATCACCACAGGTACAAACCTTCGTGGTAACGCTGTGAAGCTCTTTGATAATGAGATTCGTACACGCTTCTCGGACTACTACGAGGAGAACGGGAAGTGGCCAACTGGTCGAGCCAAGCGTGAGATCATTGATTCGGCTGTAGATAATGCTGAGAAGTTTATCCAGCAGCAGGTGAAGATTGGTGGCGCTACTGAGGCAGGTACTCAGCCAGCTCCTCAGGCAACTCCTGCAGCTAAACCTGCGTCCAAGCCTGCAGCTAAACCACAGCCAACTCAGGCGGACATTGACTTCGTCAAGAAGAACCCTCAGTTCAAACAGAAATTTATTGATCAATTCGGAAGGGAGCCTTAATGGCTAATGATATTCCAGATTGGGCTAGAGAACAGCCTAAAGCTGAACCAGTCCCAGCCTGGGCATCGTCTACAGAAGCGGTGCCTTCTTGGGCTGCTTCTCCCTCCCAGCCAGCGCAGACCCCTGCAGCCCCCTCTGGGGATCGCCGTAGGGCTTTCCTTCAAGAGACAGACCGTATGCTCGGGTTCCCTGTAGGGACCTCTGAGAGACAGATCCAAGTCGAGTCTGGGTTCAACTCTACGGTTGTTAGCAAGCGTGGTGCTGAAGGGTTGGCTCAAGTTATGCCAGCCACTAAGGCAAACCTAGAGAAACGTCTTGGTCGTAAGCTGGACTCGTTCAATGAGGACGATGCTCTCCTGATGCACCGAGAGGTGATGCGTGAGAACGTCACCAAGTTTGGCAACATGGAGGATGCTCTCCGTGCATACAACGGTGGGTGGGACCCTTCCAAATGGGGTAACCCAGAGACCACCACATATGTCGAGAAGGTGACTGGACGAGCGCCTGTAGGCTACCAACCTTGGGCACCTGTCCGTCAGAACATTGAGCCTAAGACTTTGTACAAAGATCCTGATTGGGTCAAAGCGTCTATGCTGATGTACAACCTCTTCGAGCGTAAGCCATTCTCTGGTTCTCAAGAGGACGCTGCTGCCTATGGTGTGAATGGTATCTACAACTTCAACTACGATATGGTCAACATGGCCCGTATCGCCAAAACTGTTGTGAATGCCAGCGATGAAGAGAAACGAGCCTTCTTGTATATGCTCGACACCTACGACAACACCAACACAACTGCTGGTGGTGTAGCTCGGGCTATTGGTACAACGATGACTGACCCTACGACCTATCTTGGTCTGGGGACTCTTGGTATTGCGACTGCAGGTAAGCTGATTGGCCGTAAGGCTGAGATCGAGGCTGCACGTTTGGCTGTCGAAAAGAGCCTCATGGAAGGCGTTAAGGAGTCTGTGGCCCGTACTGGCATTACCGCTGGTATCGAGTCGGGCATCCAAGGAGGCACAGCAAGCTCGATCAAGCAGGGCGTTGAGGTGTCTGCTGGTCGCCGTGATGAGATCAGCCTTGGCCAGGTTGCACTGGATACAGGTATCGCTGCCACTGGCGGTGTGATCCTTGGCACTGGTGCAGATATGGCCGCTGCAAAGATCGCTGGTCTGGTTCGTGGTGCCCGTAAGGGTGGCGAGAAGGCTGCTGCAGTGGTTGATGAGGCTGCGCCCAGTGTGAGTGGTGTGGCTAAGGATGCAGAAGGTAAGGCCGCTGCTACTCTTGAGGTGAAAGCTGCGGAGGCGCTCCCTGATGGTAAGGCTGCTGAAGTCCTGCCTGAAGGTAAGCCTCTAGGCTCAACCCTAACTCCCTCTGAGTTGGCTGATGCCGCTGCCCGTCAACAGAAGGGTCGCCTACCTGCTGACGGGATCGTTCCTGAAGTTCCTGCTGGTTCCCCTAAGCTCGATGTCCCTGACGTAGCCAACACTGGTATGCGTCACACTGCCGTCAACATGGACGAGCAGGGTAGGGTGGCTGCACCTATCGTGGAGCAGCTACGTGGGGTTGAGACTAAGGATCTCCCTGCGGTTCTCGAGCAGGTACGCACGGGTCAATACTCCCTTGAGCAGTTCCAGGTCCTCGCACGAGGCATCCAGGACTACGCCAAGGAGGTGAAGATCGAGCTGGCAGAGGTCACAAAGGCCCTGCAGAAAGCTACCAACCCCGATGAGATCGCGTCCCTCACAGCCCGTCAGGCTCAACTAGAGGCTCGTGATGCTGCCATTCTAGCGGATGATGCCATCGGCTCCTTCTCTGGCTCGTTGCTCCGTCAACGTCAGGAGGGCCTGCCTGGTGTGAACGGCATCACTGTCGAGTCCATCATGGCTGAGAAGGGCGTAACCAAGGCTGAAGCTCAGGCTATCTGGGCTGACCTTGTGGACAAGGCTGCTCGTACTGCAGAGGCCCGTAAGGTCGCTGCTGAATGGGACGCCCGTATTGCTGAGACTGATAGTCTGACGCAGAAGGCCGTACTAGCCACGCAGAAGGCTCGTGCCATAGCATCTCTAGGCGAGAACATTGCTCCTGGTGGGGCCACGTTCATCCAGAAGCTCAACGAGTTCGTGATCTCCAACGTCTTCTCACTGAAGACCGTGCTGGTGAACTTGATTCCATCTGGCCTCAAGACACTGGTGATCCCTGGATTGAAGCTGGTGGTCACTAACCCGCTCGACAAGGTGGCCCGTATCGAGGCTATGGCCTCCTATAGTGCCATGAGGTCGTCTTTCAGTGGTGCATGGCAGGCAGCTAAGGCTGGCTACCGCTATGAGCAGGCCCTCTTGACCCGTGACGGTACCCGTTTGGTCGAGGGTGAGATGGCGATGAAGGGTAAGTTGGGTGGTGGACTCCGTGTTCTCCCTCGTATCCTGAATGCCTCTGACGAATTCCTCTCCCGTATCAACTACGACTCGTTCGTGGCTGGTCGAGCTGCGGCTGAAGCTGCAATTAAGGCTCAGGAGAAGGGTCTGACAGGGGAGGCGATGAATGATGCAGTCGATAAGGCGGTCAAAGCCGCCCTTGTAACCTCTAGAGCCACCACAAATGGTCAAGAACTTGTCCAACCCATCATCAACAAAGGTGTTAACCTCGGTCTGACAGGGGAAGAACTCTTCCGCTGGGTAGAACGTGAGGCCATGCGTGATCCTCAAGCCCTCTTGAAGGGGACAGATGAGGAAGCACTGAACTTTGTCCGTGATGTTTTGTACAAACGGAAGTTCACAGGGGACAACTTTGCCTCAAAAGCCGCTGCTACCTACGAAGAGGCGATGAACAAGTTCCCAACCCTCAAGTTGGCTATTGGTCAGCTCTTCTTCCGTACCCCTGTAAGGGTCTTTGAGGAGGGCATTCGCCTAACTCCAGGCCTCCAGATCCTTGCCCCAGGCTTCGTGCAAGACCTCTATGGTTCCAACGGTGCTCTGCGTCAGGTTCGTGCCCAGGCTGAGGCAATGACATCCCTGGCTATCGCTGGTGCTGCCCTGTCTCTCTATGGCCAAGGTCGTATTACAGGTGACGGTGCCTACTCAGATTGGAAACAACAGAGAACACGCACTGATGGTCCCCTGCCAGAACCCTATACGATCAAGATGTCGGATGGTTCTACGTGGTCATTCCGTAACTTCGACCCCCTAGCGACACCCTTAAAGATCATCATCAACGGTCTTGAGAGGGCCGATCGTCTGGCTTTGAGAGAAGCTCAGGGCGAGTTTGTGGATAAGTCTGAGTTCGACAAAGCGATGGCCTATGTGACCGTGGGTGTCACTGCTGTTGCTGCTGCAATCAAGGATGCCAACCTCACGGAAGGTATCAACCAGCTCTACAAGTTTGGGCAGAACATCACCGATCCAGAGAAGCACGAAGATGCCTTCTTGAAACTGATGGGTGACCGACTGCAAACTCTGGTTCCAAACACCTTGCACAAGATTGCAAAGGACAATGATCCAACGATCAAAGACCCTGTGACTTTCTGGCAGGTGGTAGAGGAGAAGCTAGCTCGTCCTTTTGGGTATGACAACATCAAGACTCCGTACTCCTACGATGTCTTGGGTAACCAGCGCCGCCTCACCGATACAGGTTCTCTGTGGAATGTGTTCTCCACCGCCTCAGTCGAGGAGCGGAACAAGGGAATGAACCCTGAGTCCCTCTTTGTGATGCAGGAGTTGGATCGTTTGTCTCGTGTGACAGGGGCAACCTTCAAGCCTCCTACAAAGGCCCAGGAGTTGGGGGATCTCGATCTTCGTACCCTGTTAGCCGCTGATGGGAAGCGAACACTCTACGATGTGTGGCAGGAGAACTATAAGGCTCTTGAGCCTGAAAAAGCTCTCTACCCCATCCTGAAGGAACCCATGCCTGACGGTACGTTCAAGGTCAAAGCTGATCGCGTAGAACTCGTGCAGTCAACCATGAAGGATCTTCAAGATGCTGCACTCATGCAGACCATGAACCAAGAACAGGCTGTCCTAAAGAAATGGCAGGACAACATCCTCTATGAGCAGAAGGCCAAGGCTGGCCTATTTGATTCTAAACGGCCTTATTAAAACATCCCCCTCCAGGGTCACACCTGGGGGGATTCTTTTGGAGATTTAAGTGGCGTACTCTATAGTTCGGTACACGGGAAACGGTACCACTGCCAGTTACACCTTCCCATTCGCATACATTAGTGCGGACCATGTGAAGGTGAAAGTCGATGGTACGGATGCGGTATTCACTTTCCTGAACGCCAACACCGTCACTATTGCACCTACACCCACTGTAGGCTCAGTGATTGAGATCAAGCGGGTGACACCTAAAGACAGTCCTCCAGTGAACTTCACGGATGGCTCTGTCCTTCTTGAGCGAGACCTAGACCTTCTCGCAACGTTCGATACATACATTGCCCAGGAATCTGCAGATCGTGTTGATGAGACTATTAGTCTCAACTCGACAGGACGCTGGGATGGCCAGGCCAAACGTCTTGGTAACATTGCACCAGCTCTGAGTGATGATGAGGTGGTGATCAAGGGAACTCTGGATTATGAGTACCCTGCCATTGCTGCTGTAGCTTCCAACCGTGCTGACATCTCAGTGGTTGCTAACGACCTGGGTCTGAGTGTGGCTCTGTCCACTGACCTGGGTTCTATCGCTGATGGTGTCGATCCTAGTACCCCTCCAGGTACTTCAGCGATCATCACCGTGGCAGAGAACATTGCTGCCATCGAGGATGCTGCTACGCACATGACGGACATCCAGAATGCTCCAGCGTCCGCTTTGGCTGCTGCTGCATCTGCCAGTGCTGCTGCTACCTCTGAGACCAATGCGGCCAGCTCGGCTACCTCTGCCAGCTCCTCGGCTGCTTCAGCCCTGTCTAGCAAGAATGCTGCTGCTACCTCAGCTACTAACGCTGCTGCCTCTGAATCGTCTGCTGCCTCGTCAGCTTTGACGGCTACAGGTCAGGCCAGTGCAGCTTCTGGTAGTGCGTCTTCTGCTTCCACCTCGGCCTCCAGCGCAGGGACTGCTGCCACACAGGCTGCATCCTCAGCTAGTGCTGCATCTACCTCAGCTACTAACGCTGCCAGCTCTGCGAACTCCGCAGCAAGCTCGGCAACCAGCGCATCCAGCTCTGCAGGTACAGCTACCGCTAAGGCTGCTGATGCCTCTACGGCTGCATCCAACGCTGCAAGTTCAGCTACCGCTGCCTCCACCTCAGCCACTGCGGCTGCAGGATCAGCTACGGCTGCTGCTGGGTCTGCCACTACGGCAACCACCCAGGCCAGCAATGCGTCAACTTCAGCTACCTCTGCTGCCTCTAGCGCAACTACTGCCTCTGGTAGTGCGTCTGCTGCGGCCACGAGTGCAACCAATGCTGCAACTTCAGCTACCAATGCGGCCAGCTCGGCCACTGCTGCAGCTACAAGTGCAACTAATGCAGCAAACTCAGCTACTCTAGCTGCTTCTTATACCCCCTCCCAGACAGGGCAGTCGGGTAATTTCTTGACTACGGACGGTACAGTCGCAAGCTGGACCGACACAATTGACTTCGGGACTATTCCATAATGGCAAGACTTCTAAAGATTCGCCGTGGTACTACGGCTCAACATAGTACCTTTACTGGCGCTGCTGGTGAAGTGACGATGGACACCAGCAAGAAGACGCTGGTTGCCCATGACGGCACTACGGTTGGTGGAACTCCACTGGCCAAGGAAGCCTCTACAGTCCCTAAGACAGGCAACACAGGCTCCGCTCAGATCCCCGCAGGTACCACTGCCCAGCGTGATGGTACGCCTTCGGCTGGCTGGCTGCGTTTCAACACGACCCTCTCTAAGTTTGAAGGCTGGCTCGGTTCTGCCTGGGGTTCGATTGGTGGTGGTGCCACTGGTGGTGGTACGGACGCTGTGTTCCAAGAGAACGATCAGGTCGTGACCACTAACTACACGATCTCCTCTGGTAAGAACGCACTGTCTGCTGGTCCTGTAACGATCAACTCAGGTGTGACCGTGACTGTTCCTTCTGGTTCTGTATGGACTATTGTTTAAGGTATCTCGATGTCAGTTAAACTAATTTCACCTGGTGGCGGTAGCGTCACCATTGCGGACCCAGCGTCTACCGCAAGTAACTTTACGCTGAACCCTCCGTTGCAGAACGGCACTCTGGTGGCTACGGATGCCAGCGGTAACGTAGGTATTGGTGTAACGCCTAGCGCGTGGGCATCGGGAAAGCCAGCCATTGAAATTCCAAACGGATCTGCTTTTTGGTCGTTTGCTACAGGCTCAAATTTTTTGACCTTGAACGCCTACTATAACGGTTCGAACTGGGTATATAAGCAAAGTAATTACGCCAGTTACTATAGCCAAAATGGTGGACAACACCAGTGGTGGACTGCGGCTTCTGGCACAGCAGGTAACACAATCAGCTTTACCCAAGCAATGACGCTCGACTCCAGCGGTAACTTGCTGGTGGGGGCTACGAGTTCCGCTACAACCGCAAAATTCTATGTTACACAAACATCCGCAAACGGCTATACGCAGGTAGTCAATGCTCTTAATAACGGCGGTACTCGTTATTTGGTACAGTGGCAAGCTGATGGGTCAGCCGTAGGCTCTGTGACTTCTAATGGAACAACAACTACATACGGAACATCGTCAGATTACCGGCTAAAAGAAAACGTTGCACCAATGACAGGTGCTTTGTCTGTTGTGTCTCAACTCAAACCTTGTACCTACAAATGGAAAACAGATGGTTCTGATGGTCAAGGCTTTATTGCTCACGAGCTGCAAGCTGTTGTGCCTGACTGCGTGACAGGTGAGAAAGACGCTGTGGATGCAGACGGCAACCCTGTCTATCAAGGCATCGACACCAGCTTCTTGGTTGCCACTCTGACAGCAGCCATCCAGGAACAGCAGGTAATTATTGCGGATCTTAAAGCTCGCATTGAAACATTGGAGGACAAATAATGCCTATGCAATACGGAGGGGACAACGTAAGGTTCCCCGATAATTCCATCCAGAACACCGCTGCTACAGGTTTTGGCTTCAAGAACCGCATCATCAATGGTGCGATGATGATTGACCAGCGTAATGCGGGGGCTAGTGTTACAGCAGCGTCTCAATATACAGTGGACCGTTGGATTGCGTATACGTCTCAGTCTAGTAAATACACTGTCCAGCAAAACGCTGGCTCGGTTACACCCCCTGCTGGTTTCACCAATTATCTTGGCGTTACATCATCGTCATCGTACTCGGTTCTTGCTGGTGATTATTTCTCAATCAATCAGCATATTGAGGGTTTTAACATTGCTGATCTTGGATGGGGAACCGCCAACGCAGCAACTATTACTCTAAGTTTCTGGGTACGTTCCAGCCTGACTGGTACATTTGGCGGCGCATTGAATAACAACGCTGGCAATAGAAGTTACCCTTTTACTTACACAATCAGCGCAGCAAACACATGGGAACAGAAGTCGATTACCATTGTTGGTGATACTTCAGGCACTTGGCTGACGAACAATGGCTTAGGTATTAAATTAAACTTAGGATTGGGCGTTGGTTCAACGTATAGCGGTACTGCTGGATCTTGGGCAGGCGCTCAGTACCTTTCAGCCACAGGCGCAACCAGCGTAGTCGGCACATCTGGAGCCACCTTCTACATCACAGGCGTTCAACTCGAAAAAGGCTCAACAGCAACGAGCTTTGACTACCGCCCGTATGGTACTGAGTTGGCTTTGTGTCAACGGTATTTTCAGCTTTTACAAAATAGCTACGGAACATCTCTTGCTCCAGCAGCAATCGCACGATGCACTTGGCCTTTGAAGGTAACAATGAGAGCCAATATGACCATTGCGGTAGTCGGCTCCCCCACTTGGTTTTATGGAGGAGGCACTGCTATATACTCATCTCTTGGAACAAATTATTCCATTCCAGAGATGGCGCAAGTAGACCTCGGCGTGACTGGCGGCTCAGCCGCAAGCGGGACAATGTGTTCATCTGCATCTGGTGGTTCTTCGTACTTCACAGCATCGGCGGAGCTTTAATCATGTACCAAGTAATTTTGAGTATCTACACGGGCGAACCTTCAAATTGCATTCGCCGTACTACTGATGGCGCTTGCATCCCATTCGACCCCGCCAACACAGACTACCAAGCCTATTTGAAATGGCTGGAAGAAGGCAACACGCCTGAGCCAGCAGACGAACCTAACACTAACCAGGGAGGTCTATGACCGCAGTAGTAGATGGAACCTCAGGTTTCTCTTTGGACGGTAATAGAATCCGTCCGTTGACTTTAGGCACTGCTCAAAGCACGACCAGTGGCACAACCTTTGACTTCACAGGTATCCCCTCGTGGGCCAACCGTATCACGGTGAGCTTCAACGAGGTGAGCACCAGTGGCTCGACCAACACACAGATCGTCCTGGGTACCTCAGGAGGCTTTGAAACCTCTGGCTACGTTCACCAGATCGCAGCCATTGTGACTGCCTCAGCCTCCACCTCAAGTTGGACCTCAGGCTTTGTCGTGGGGTCTATGGTTGGAACCAACACTGGTTCTGGCCAGGTCATCTTGACACGAGTCAGTGGTAACACCTGGGCCTGCTCTGGTGTCATCAAGTGTAGTACATCTCAAGTGAACTACATCGCTGGCGCTAAGACTCTCTCGGGTGCCTTAGATCGTGTCAGGATCAACTGTACGACAGGCACAGATGCCTTCGATGCAGGCTCTGTGAACATAATGTACGAATAACATGGACCACCTAGAACAACGTATCCTTAAGCTCGAATACCGAATGGACGACCACCAGGAAGAGCTGAAGAAACTTCAAGACATCTCAGAGACACTCAAAAGGAGTCTCGTGGGTATTGAGAAGACCCTCTCTCAGATCAAGTGGTTGGCCATGGGTGCCTGTGCCGTAATCGTAGGCCAGTCAATCGGGTTCGATAAGGCCCTCAAACTCATTCTTGCATAACTATGAATAAAGCCGATGAGAAGGCCCTTAGTAGTCTTCACGGCAAACTTGCAGAGATTCTCCAGGAAGCCATCTCCCAGGACTATGGGACCGATGACATGGGGGTGAAAGTCCCCCCTCCTGCAGCCATCTTGAACGTTGCCCGTCAGTTTCTGAAGGACAACAAGATCGAGGCTGTAGCAGCTCCTGGTACTCCTCTGCACGACCTTGCCGACCTCCCCGTATTCGAGGATGACAACATCATCCCTATCCGAAAGTCCTCATGACCTACACCGTCTATGGCAGACCAGGGTGCAGTCCCTGTCAGACAGCTAAGACACTCCTAGAGACTGCAGGAAAACCGTTCGTGTACGTCAATGTGCTCAACATGATCCCTGTGGAACTCGATGAGTTCTGTGAGAAGCATCGTGGTGTTCCCCAAGTTTACCAGGGGGACACTCACATTGGTGGCTTGGAGGATCTCAAGAAGCACCTCCAGACTGTCTAAAACCCCTCTTTAAGGCGTTTTCTCGGGTTACCCTAGGCTACCCCTAGGTAATCCCTGAAAGCGTCTTGTAGAGGCTCTAATCGAATCTAATGAATGTCTAATAGAATCAATGAAGATTTTCGAGTGTTTGCCTACATTGTTTGGAAACATCTCAACTTACCTGAGCCTACACGAGTTCAGTATGACATTGCCCAATACCTACAGCACGGACCACGCCGCTCCGTCATCGAAGCCTTTCGAGGGGTAGGCAAATCCTGGCTGACCAGTGCCTTCGTGTGCTGGCTGCTGCTCAATAACCCACAGCTCAAGATCCTCGTGGTGTCTGCATCCAAGGAACGAGCTGATGCCTTCTCTAACTTCGTCAAAAGGTTGATCCATGAGATTCCTGCGCTCCAGCACCTTGCTCCCCAGGCGGGTCAAAGGGATTCCGTCATCGCGTTTGATGTCGGCCCTGCGACACCCGACCACTCACCCTCGGTCAAGTCCGTGGGTATCACAGGCCAGATTACGGGTTCTCGTGCGGATGTCCTCATTGCGGATGACGTAGAGGTCCCTAACAACTCAGCCACCCAGATGATGCGAGACAAGCTCTCTGAGGCTGTGAAGGAATTTGACGCTATCTTGAAACCAGGTGGACGGATCATCTACCTGGGTACCCCACAGACAGAGATGTCCCTCTACAACCAGCTCCCTGAGCGTGGCTATGAGGTACGCATCTGGCCAGCTCTGTACCCAGAGTTGAACCAGGTGATCAAATACCAAGGCCGTCTGGCTCCTATGATCACCCTGGCCTTGGAGCAGGATGCCTCACAGGTGTCCATGCCCACAGACCCCAAGCGATTCTCTGAGGAAGACCTCATGGAACGTAGGGCGTCTTATGGTAAGGCAGGCTTTGCACTCCAGTTCCAGCTCGACACCAGCCTGAGTGATGCCGATAGGTACCCTCTGAAGGTGGGAGACCTCATTGTCCAGAACCTGAACCCGACTATGGGTCACTTGAAGGTAGCCTGGGCTGCTGCTCCTGAGCTGACCATCAACGATCTGCCCAACGTGGCCCTGACTGGAGATCGCTACTACCGCCCCATGTGGCACTCAGACGATATGAATGAGTACACAGGCGCTGTGATGTCCATCGACCCCTCAGGTCGTGGTAAGGACGAGACAGGCTATGCGGTGGTCAAGGCTCTGGCTGGCAATCTCTTTGTGACAGCAGCAGGTGGCATCTCTGGTGGCTATGAGGAATCTACCCTCGAAGCTCTCGCCAAGATCGCTAAGGCCAATCAGGTGAAGTACATCATCATTGAAGCTAACTTCGGTGATGGCATGTTCACTCAGTTGATCAAGCCAATCCTGACTAGGATCTATCCCTGTACGGTGGAAGAGGTGAAACACTCTACCCAGAAGGAAGCTCGTATCATCGACACCCTGGAACCAGTGATGACTGGACACAGACTCATTGTAGACCAGAGAGTCATCCAGAAGGACTTCGATACAGCACCTGATGTGAAGTACTCCCTGTTCTACCAGATGACCCGTCTCACCAGAGATCGTGGTGCATTGATCCATGACGATAGATTGGATGCCCTAGCCATCGCTGTGGCCTACTGGACAGAGACAATGGCCAGAGACAACAACAAGGCAGTCGATGACATCAAGTCACAGGCCATGGATAAGGAACTCAAGAACTGGCATAGGAATGTCTTTGGTGTCTCTGAGAGACCTCAGACCACCTGGATGTCCAGAGCCTGATATTGACCGACCCCCAATTGGAAGATGAAATTCTTCTGGGGGATGATCCTAGGTACGAATAGCCACTTAGGGTTCCAGCTTTGGCTGGCTGGTTCTCAATGTCGTGCCTAGCATATGGATGCAGGACGAATGAGCACCTACCCACTCTCTTGTTCCTTTCTACAGGTACTATCTTAATTTGTTTCTTACAGGATAGTATCTGTGGAAAAGAATAAGAGAGGGGGGATCTGGAAGCTCATATCGGCCAGCATATGGTCATAGACTCATAGACAACTCTAAGATAACTATAGGTATCTCAAAGTGTCTTTAGGTGATGACTACTGAGTGTGATCATTATTGATATACAACATAGATAGAGCTTAGAGACAGCTAAAGGACAGACCAGTAGGGTAGCCTAGGGTTTGACCTTTAGAGGCCTTGTAGGCCTTCCTAGAGAGTTCTAGAGGTATCGAGAAGAGAGACTCCTGGTGAGACTTTAGGGGTCAAAAGGTTTTACCGAAAAAATATGAGACGGTACCTCGAGAAATGACGGTGGCGAATTCCCCCCGTGGGTGCCTCTGAATCCAAGAGTCTGACCACTGGTTGACTGGTGGTTGACACAAGGGCTGTCTCAAGGCGCAGTAAGTCGTTGATTTATAAGGCTTTTCGTTAGCTATAGGAGCTAGTGAATAGGCTCTATCAATTGTTTTTAAGTTATCCACAAGATGTCCACAGGTTATCCACAGCCTGTGCTTGGGCATCAGTCGTGTTTCCCTGGATATACATACAGTACTGTATAGAACCACAGGCTCACCTCAAGCTCACCACAGGCTCACCTCAAGCTCACCACAGGCTCACCTCAAGCTCACCGCAAGCCCTGCACCTCAAGTTATCTATCGGTCCGCTTTAAGCTCTCTATCGGTGCGCTTTATGTTGCTATAGGTTTTGACTATAGGCCTGATAGAAAATTTCAATTAGACAAAGTAAACCGCGCACCAATTTATGCGTTATAGTTGCATCACTTTCAACAACTCATAGGAGTAAACAACATGAACCCTCAAGCTATTTACGGTCTAATCATTCTCGGCTCTTTTGTTGGTCTCTGTGTCTATGTGGCATGGCACTGCCTCAGCATCCACATTGCTGCAACTGATACCCGCTTGATTCGCAAATAATCTGCTATATTGCAAACCTCAACTAACTAGGAGAATCCACAATGCCAACTTCAGCACAACTCGCACTCAAAGCCCTTGAGCACTTCATTACTGCCATTGTTTATGGCGTGATCTTCTGCCTAGTCGCTTATTGTTTCATCGGCTAATCACTTGCCAAGTGGCAACCATTGCCCATATAATCACTCTCACCATCAACCAACCGAAAGGATCACTACCATGACCAATTTCACACTGAACAACACAGACGATACCATCGATGTACGCGACCTGATCGAGCGTTACGAGGAGCTAGAGGCAATGCTCGGGAACGAGGAGGGCACAGACGAGGGATGGGAAGGCACAGACGAGGAGTGGGACGAGTTTGCATCCCTTCAGGTTCTTATGGCTGAGCTTCGGGGCAACGGCGGGGATGAACAGTGGCGCGGTGATTGGTACCCGATCACTCTTATCCGTGAGAGCTACTTCGAGGAGTACATGGATGAGATGGTGGCGGAGTGTTACGAGTTGCCCAAGTTGCCCAGCTTCATGACGGTAACCCTCGATTATGTCGCCTTACAGATGGATTACACCAGCACCGAGATTGACGGTGTAACGTATCTCTACCGCTAATCACTTGCCGAATGCCAATGGTTGCCCATGTGAGAAGCGTGGGCATCCGTGGGCACTCTGTCAGCCTCAGCCCTAGGCACCCTTTGGAGTATTCATCATGCCAAAATTTATTGTTAAAGCATCGTACATCACGTACCTCACCGCTGAGATTGAAGCGGACACACTGGAAGAAGCGGAAGCCATCGCCCGTGATATGGACGGCGGGGATTTTAATGGTGATGGGAGTGCTGACTGGAACATTGATTCCGTGGAGGCCGCATAATGTATCCGAACATAACTGTCCCTGAGGGACTCGCATTGGAGCTGTTCAACGCTGTAGAGGTTCATCCTGTTGCAGAGTATCCCGAGGGCTTCTGTGAGCAAGTAGAAGATTCTGACATTGGCTCTGACGAGCTGGCCTTGTACTTCTGGTCTGTGTATCTGCATTACGACCATGAACACCCAGATAATCAGGGTTTTGGAGGCCTTGAGTGTGTCGCTGATCTGCCCTCGAAGGAAGCTGCAGAGGCATACGCTGAGGGCTTAGAAAAGGCCCTCAGTGAGGTTGTAGGCCCTCGTTTGATCAAGGTGTTCACAGTATGAGCCTACACCTACCACTGGCTGAGATAGAGTCCCGCATTGTCCACAACGTGGCTATGTATGCCAACGCAAAGTGGCCCAGCGACACCACGAGAAACCTAGAGGCACACTGGCGGGATTGTCTCGACAAACTCCAAGCCTACAAGGCTGGGCGCATAACCTTGGCTGGCCTACCCTCAGATGTCCGCACGATGGGCTGGAAGATGCCCGAATGGGGGACCTATGGCACCTAGGCCCTATGTCCGTGGGGTGAGCCTGACCCGTAGGCTCCTCTGCTACCCTGACCGCCTAGAGGTTCAAGCCTCGCACCCTGTCTATCACTCTTGGGAGACCCTCATTAGGTTCGCCCCTGAGGAATCCTACAAGGCCACTATCTATGCCCAGCAGGTGCAGCCGTGGCCCAAAAAGTAAGCGCATAACCTTGGCTGGCCTTAGTGGCTGGCTTTGGGCGTTTTGAAATACCTGAGCATCTCAAAGGGTCTTTTTAGCGGAAATTCCGCCAAGCATTGGGCCTTTTGAAATTCTCATGTAGAATTACCACAAGTGCTGACCAGAGCACGTTAATACGCTGGGTGTAGGGGCGGACGCATAGCCTTGGTTGCTGTGACAATCCTACAATCTCTAAGAGTGTGCCTTCATGTCGAGGGCACATCATTGGAGATTATTATGACTGTAACTATTGCTGATGTTTTGCATCGTGCGGCTGACCATTGGTTGGCTGTAGACCGTGACGATTGGTACGAACGAGATAACACTGACGAATACTCTTGCTGTGCAGTCGCAAGTGCTGCTTACGAGCTAGGGGTAGATGCCGATGACATTCTGGACGGTCTCATGGAAATGGGATGTCCTACTGGCTCACACATGGCATTTGATAAGTTTGGGTATCAGCGCAACGTAAACGCTGAAATCCAAGGTGCCCGATACGGTTGGCTCAAGTTCGCCGCTCTGATCGCTGAGGAGCAAGGCGTATGACCCAAGGAGCATGGCCAACATGGCCCTTCACACGCCTGTCTCCCAAAGAGATGGCAAAGCTACTCAAGGCAATTGAGGGCCAGCGTCTGAAGGAATACGAGGAGGCACTGTTATGAAGTTCAACCTTCGCAGGTTCAACGACTACGCATTCTGTAGCTTAGAAGATGGAGGGGCCACCATTGACCTTGGCACCCTCGATAACTCAGAAGCTAAGAAGCTCCTAGAGGACTTCAAAGCAGCTGTCGATGACCTTGAGTGGTTCATCAACGCCACGGAGACCTCGTGAGCACCCGTTGGTCTGGCACGGGGTTCTATCTCACGGGCATGGTCCTAACAGCCCTCAACATCTACCCGCTCAACCTGGTCTTCGGAGCACTCGGAGGCACCCTCTGGTGTCTCGTAGGCATCAAAGCGAAGGACACAGCGTTGATCGTGGTGGAGGCCGCTTCGGCAGGCAT